AGGCATATAGAAAACGAATTAACAAAATGTATAAATTCGGCTAAATACCAGCAACTTCGAGGATTCAACAATGAAACTGCAAGAACTGGCGGTTAAACGCCCGACACAACAAATCGCTAAAGTATTTGAAAGCCATTACGGCCAACGTATACCTTTTGACTCAATGAACTTGTCACAAGCACGAACCATGCTTGGCCGAGTTCGCAAACTGGTCAATGAACACCGTGCCAATCGTGACTTCCATCAAAGCGAACGCAATCCTGCTTACATCAAATTGATGATGATGGAACAAGCATTGTCACAGCGGTTGTTTGAAGAAGAAGTAGTTGCCATTGATGTAAATGATCCTGCAATGAAAGCCATTCAGACCAAGATCAAGAACAAGCAAGTGCTAAACCCAGACGAGCAAAAGAAAGCCAACGCTATCTTGGCCATGCAGACCTCAGAGAATAACACTGGTGGCTTCCTCAAAGAAAGCGAAGTGCAACAGGCTCAAGTTGTTCTTGCTGCTCAAGACATGGTTGACAAGATGCAGAAAATGATTGAAGACACAACCAGTTTGCAATTTAAAGAATTGCCAGCACTAGTTGATTCAATTAAAAATCAAGTTGGTGTTGAGCAAGCTGCACAGTTTAACAATGACGCCACTGCTGCATTGGCCGGCCTGGTACAAAACTTGCAAAACAGCAAATTACAAATGGAACAGGCATTAGGCGTGGTCACTGGTCAAGCCGCTGCTCCAGTAGTCCCTGGTGCCGAAGCCGGCGCTGAATTAGGTGCAGAACTTGGTGCCGACGCTGGTGCCGAATTAGGTGCCGAAGATGACCTTGACGCCATAGCAACTGATGCAGCTGACGACATGGATCCAGAGCTAGGCGCCCCGATGGCATCTTTGGGTCGCGAGCGTAGATAATGCGAATCAATGAAATGGCAGACCCAACAGCCAGTCGGTTGCTGGGTGTTGCCCAATTCTTGCTAGGCCGTGCTGAGAACACCAATGGTAAGAAACAAATCAATACTGGAACTTTTGTAAACATTGCACAAAGTTTGGGCATTGAAGTCACTCCGCAGACATTGGCAGATCTCAGCAATCAACCTCCATTGAATGGCGTGATAGAACCCATCCAACCTGGAGCAGATACCATAACTTTTTCAAACGGTCAACCAGATGTTGCCATGCCTGTAGACCAGGCCCAAAACATTGTGGCCACGGCAGCCAAATCGGCAGCCAAAAAAGATCGAGGCGTTTGATTATCTACGTCAACTTAAAGTTGACTTCCAGCGTTAAATATAGTATACTATGCTGTAGGAGGCCCGTATGAAAAAACTCATTGCTCTCATTTTGGTAACCATGGCTGTGTCTGCTCAGGCACAACATCATCATCATAGACATGGCGGAAACTGGATAGCGCCAGTTGTTGTTGGCGGTGTAATTGGTTATGCGTTAACACGCAACTACTATGAGCCTGTTTACACTTACGGTTATGTTCCACCACCTCCAGTGGTTGTTCAGCAACCTCGCTCGGCCTGCACACCCTGGACTGAAACACAGCATGCTGATGGTACTATTACCAGAACTAGAACCTGTTCACAATAAAATGGCTTACAGCAACAAAGTAATTGATCACTATGAAAACCCACGCAATGTGGGTAGCTTTGCCAAGGACGACGAGGATGTCGGAACTGGCATGGTTGGTGCGCCGGCCTGCGGCGACGTTATGAAACTTCAAATCAAGGTGCAAGATGGCATCATCACCGACGCAAAATTCAAAACCTACGGATGCGGCAGTGCAATTGCCTCCAGTTCTCTCATTACCGAGTGGGTTAAAGGCCGGACGCTTGACCAAGCGGCAACTATTAAAAATTCAGAGATTGCTGAAGAACTCGCGCTGCCACCTGTCAAAATCCATTGTAGCATCCTTGCTGAAGACGCCATCAAAGCCGCTGTAGAAGACTACAGAAAGAAGCATGATCTCTCTAACTGATCGTGCGTACACCAAAGTAAAACGACTTCTGCAAGCCAAAGACTATGCTGGCATTCGACTTGGGGTGAAAACTACAGGTTGCTCTGGCTTGGCTTATGTGTTAGAATATGTACAAGAATACAAACCTTCAGAATCTGACATAAACTATGCTCAAGCTGACTTTGTAGTGCTGGTGGACAAAAAATACGAAGTGTATCTTAAAAACATCACAGTAGACTATGTGCGCCAAGGTCTCAATGAAGGCTTTGAATTTCAAAATCCCAATGAACGTGACCGCTGCGGTTGCGGAGAAAGTTTTAGAGTTTAACTTGTACAATCCAAAATTTGATTATCAACCCATACCCAGGGTCACAATAGACGGTAAACGATTCTACGCCACTCCAGATGGCAATAAACTGCCTAGCGTAACTACTATATTAGATAAGACCAAAAGTGAAGAAAGCAAGGCCGCCTTGCACAACTGGCGCCGAGCAGTAGGTGCAGAACGAGCACAAGCTATTACCACAGAAGCTGCCAACCGCGGCACAAGAATGCATACCTATCTGGAAAAGTACATCAGAGAAGGTGCCATACCCGCTCGCGGCTCAAATCCGTTCTCATGGCCCAGCTATATCATGGCAGAAGAAGTGATCAACAAGGGTTTGGTCAACGTTAATGAATTTTGGGGCATTGAAGTACCACTTTATTTTCCGGGCGTGTATGCAGGCACAACTGATGGAGCAGGCATTCATTTAAATGAAGAATCAATCCTAGACTATAAACAAACCAACAAGCCTAAAAAGCGTGAATGGATTGACGATTACTTTGTTCAGCTGTGTGCATACGCAGAAGCCCACAACGAACTGCATGGCACTCGAATCAAAAAAGGCGTAGTTTTGATGTGTGTAAAACCCGACCTAGACGCCAACCACAACATTATAGGCCAACCTACGTATCAAGAATTTGTGCTAGAAGGCGCAGAGTTTGAAAAGTACCGCAGTATTTGGTGGAAAAAAGTTGAACAATTTTACATGACCCGTGAGCTTGATTGATTTGCTATAAATACAGCAAGAAATCGAGACCCATATGGCCATAGTACAAATCAGTCAAATCACAAACCGTAAAGGTGCATTCAGCAGTCTTCCTCAATTGGCCGGCGCTGAATTTGGGTGGGCAATTGACACACGCCAGTTGTTCATCGGCAATGGCACATTGCAAGAAGGTGCACCAGTAATTGGCAATACAGAAATTCTCACTGAATTTTCTGATATTTTGGCCAAAGCTCAATATGTATATCAAGGCGCCGCCGCCGGTTACATTGTACAAACTGGACCAACCTCAGGGTCCGAAGTTAGCCAAAGTGTTCAATCCTGGCTGGACCAATGGGCCAGTGTAACTGACTTTGGTGCTGTTGGTGACGGAGTAACTGATGACACAGACGCCATCAATCGTGCATTATATCAATTGTATTGTGTGCAAACCAATCCACAAGTTCGTAGAAGTTTGTTTTTCCCAGCTGGGGTTTATCGCACAACTGAATATATTATTATTCCACCGTACGCCAAGCTCTACGGCGAAGGTGCAAACTCCAGTGTGATCCAATTGGATGTGTCCAGTGACCTTAGTTCATTGAGTGCATACTGTGCCAGGTACGGAGATAGCCTTCAACAAACAGGCGCTGCCATGGGCAACGGTGGTGCAGTACTTCCTACTAATATTGAAATTTCTTCAATGGGATTCAGCACAGTTGAAACGACAGATATATTCCTAGTAGAAAATGCAAGTTTTTGTACATTCACAGACGTCAGTTTTAATGGAGCATTAACAGCTGGTAATTTAACTACTGCCGCTGCTGATATTTCAGCAGTGAGATTCAGTTCTGTTAACACAGTAACCAGTGATATCACTTTTAGACGATGTGAATTTGCCGGAATGACTTATGGTATTGCCACTGAATACAATGTTCGTGGGTGCTTGGTAACCGAAAGTGCATTTGACACATTGTACCAAGGAGTGTTGTTAGGCGATCCTGCTCCTGTTGACGGCGGCCCAACTGGATTCCGTGTGGTAGGCAACAGCTTTGACAATGTCTATGCAGAAGGATTCAAAGTGTCTGCAGACACCAGCTTGAACATGTCTGGATACAACATCTATTATAATGTTGGCAATCATTTCAACGGTGACGCATATCCGGCCACACCAGTGATTACATTTGATGCCAACAACAATGTAAGCGTCGGAGACATGTTTGAACGTGGTGACTCTAGTGCTGTGCCAAGAATTGAAACAAACAATACCATTTGCATTACTACAGAAAACGGTTATCAATTGGCGCTAGGCAACTACGTAAGATTCAGTGGGTTGAGAGACACATTGATCGATAACACATCATCACCCACTACAATTTTTACAATTAACGCTACGTTGATCCGAGCATTTGATTTTGACTACACAGTTGTTCGAGGCAGCACAACAAGAACTGGAAAAGTCACCGTGGTAGCCAGCACCGATGGCACTGGCGTTAATTTAAATTGTAGTGATAGTGGATTACAAAATTCTAGCACTGGTGTAGCATTTACTGCAACTGAATCAGGAAGTGCTGTATCAATTCAGTACACCACAACTAACACTGGCTCAGACGCTACCTTAACTTATTCTACTACAAAACTAGCCTAATGTGGCACTCAACCTTTGATCAACGGTTGACCGCATGGAACCAACTGCGTACCCAATGTGTCACTGCTTCAGTTGACAAGATATTGACTGATGTTAATGATTGGTGGTTTGACACTCCGTGGCGGGCTTACCATTTGCATTGGGATGATCGAGCAACCTGGCCTAGTCCCTGGGAATTATTAGACGACAATTTGTTCTGCTCGCTTGCTCGCGGGCTAGGAATCCTGTATACTATAGCAATGATAGACCATCCCAACATACAGGATGCTGAATTAATAGACACTGGCAGCGACAATTTAGTCCTGGTCAGTCAAAAGAAATATATACTGAATTGGGACCGACAGCAAGTGTTAAATATCAATCTAACACCGTTTAGTGTCCAGCACAGTGTCGGTCAAGAACAAATAAAAACACAAATAAAGTAGCGAAAAATGAAAAATATAATAGTTGTCAAGCGCAGCGGACAGCGCGAGCCATTAGCATTGGAAAAATGGCAGACCCAAATTGCCAAAGTATGTTCAGGCATAGCAGATGTAAGTCAGAGCATGATAGAAATACGCACACAGCTACATTTTTACGATGGAATTACCACCAAAGAAATTGATGGCATCACCTTGCGAGCTATCGTGGATCTTATCGATGTGGAGCAAAATCCTGATGTTGGGCACACCAACTATCAGCATGTGGCAGGCAAGCAACGACTCTCCATGCTACGTAAAGATGTATACGGATCATACGATCCTCCACACTTGTATGACATTGTGAAAACAAATGTGGCCACTGGGTTGTACACTCCTGAACTGCTGGAATGGTATAATGAAGATGATTGGAACCGCATGCAAGGCATGATTGACCATGCCAAAGACGAACAGTATTCTTATGCTGCCATTGAGCAGTTGATTGAAAAGTATCTTGTTAAAAATCGTTCCACAGGAAAAATCTATGAAACTCCACAAGTCAGATACATGGTCGCCGCAGCCACAGTCTTCCATAAGGAAGAACCTAACACAGCTAGGATGCGTTATATTAAAGAGTATTACAATGCTGCCAGTGATGGGCTTTTTACTTTGGCTACTCCAGTGCTTGCTGGTCTGGGCACTCCTACCAAGCAGTTCAGCTCTTGTGTGCTTATTCGTTCTGACGACGACCTGGATAGTATTTTTGCTAGCGGTGAGATGATGGCCAAGTATGCCAGCAAACGTGCCGGCATTGGGTTGGAGATTGGACGACTGCGTCCATTAGGCTCACCCATTCGTGGTGGTGAGATCATGCACACAGGTATGATTCCGTTCCTAAAGAAATGGTTTGGAGATTTACGTTCATGTTCACAAGGCGGTATCCGTAATGCAAGTGCCACTGTTTTTTATCCCATCTGGCATCATCAATTCGATGATCTTATTGTGCTCAAGAACAATCAAGGAACCGAAGAAACCCGTGTCCGACACATGGACTATGGGGTGGTGCTTTCTGCTTTTTTCTGGCGTAGATTTAAACACAAACAAAACATCACGTTCTTTGACCCTAACCAAGTACCGGAACTTTACGAGGCATTCTACTCCAACACTGCACTTTTTGAAGATCTGTATGTCAAATATGAAGCTAGATCTGACCTCCGGAAGAAGGTTATGTCTGCTGAAGAAGTCTTCAAATCAGGCATACTTAAGGAGCGAACAGACACTGGTCGTATCTATCTAGTGTTCATTGACAATGTGATGAATCAAGGACCATTTGATCCTGAGTATCACACCATTTACCAGAGTAATCTTTGCTGTGAAATTCTTCTTCCTACTAAACCCTTTAAACGTCTGGATGACAGCGATGGTCGTATTGCACTATGCACCTTGGGCTCAATCAATTGGGGTGCATTCCGTAATCCAGAAGACATGCGCCGTGCTTGCCGTATATTGCAGCGTAGCCTGTGCAACATTCTTGACTATCAAGACTTTCTCTCCATCCAGTCTAAACTTTCAAATGATGAGATCCAGCCCCTGGGTATTGGAATCACCAACCTTGCCTACTGGCACGCCAAGCGCAGCCTCCAATACGGTGAATCAGACGCCTTGGCTGAAGTCAAGACGTGGATGGAACACCAAGCCTACTACTTGACCGAAGCCACTGTTGAGCTGGCCAAGGAACGTGGTCCTTGTAAAGATTCTCACCGTACCTGGTATGGTAAAGGCATCTTTCCCTGGGAAAGAAGAGCTGTTGGGGTTAATGAACTTGCGAATTTTG